CGTCGGCTGCCATAGGAACTGCCCGCGGCCGCGCCCGTGAGTGCGGCCGCTGTCATGGACGCCTCAAGACGTTTCATCTCGTCGCGGTAAAAACTGTATTTTCCCGCATAGCTGTCCCGATCATCCGAGCCGCTTCCCCATGTCTGTGTACCTGTGTAACTCTTACGCATACACAGCTCACGGAACACGTAGATCGTGAGGAATCGCCGCACATAGTAGGTCGGCTGTACTGCCTCCCACGGGACGCCGAGACCTGTAGCCGCTACACGCAGATACTCCTCCGCCTCTGTGATGAGGTCGTCTGTTACAGACGTGCCGAGCAGTTCGTCCTTATCGCGTAATGCGTCTGCTTGTAATAGCATCCTCCACCTCCCGCAGGGCCCGCTCTGTATAGCGGTCAAAAATAGAGACGATTGTCTTTTCGTTGGATTCAAGTGCATCATACAAAAATGGATCCGCAGCCCATCCCGGAAACCGAACGCGCTTTGCGAACAAAAATTTATTCCCGTCCACCCAGCGCAGCACCTTCCGTCGTTTTGGGAAGATGTCATGCGGCCGAATTCCCTCATGAATGAAAATAGCATAGGGCGCGATATTACCGTCAAGGTATACGCGCCCCTCCATTCCGTCATCATTGATCGCGGTCTGCACCGCATCTTTGAGACGTCCGTTTTGCTGTTTATAGCGATGCTGCATCTTTGCGGTCGTCACAACCTCGATCGCACTTGCCTCGACAGCAAGTCGGAGATTACGACGGAACGCGTCAATGCTGCTCATCACCCTCGGGGCTCGGATTGTCTTCCGCGCCGTCCTCATCCGTCTTCTTGCTCTTGCCTTTGTCGCCCTTGGGCTCTTTAGGCTCCTTGTCCTTCGGCTCCTCAGGTTTCTTGACCTTAGGCGCCTCTGCTTCGAGCGGCTCGGGCTCAAAACCCTGCGCCATCAACTCTGCTGTCCGCTCCTCCGTTTCGGAGTACTGGACCTCATTCAGTCGTACAAGTCTTGTCATGCTGCTCCTCCTTATGCGCCCGTGTTGACCCAGACACCCGCGAGCTTGTTGCTCGGGATCCAAAGGTCATGGAACTTTCTATAATCGATCTTCCACGCATCCGCCTTCTGATTCGTGTCCGGATCAAAGATACGCACCTTGTCCGTCTTGGAGATCGCAATCGGCACATTACGCGCCATGATGATCCAGTTGATCGCCTTGGCGCCCGTATCGGGTTTGTAGCCCCCTGCCTCCTGCCCTGTGGTCTTTCCGTCGCCAAAGACATACGCTGTCTTCATGCGATCGGAGGGGACGGAGAGGATCGGAATCTCGTTATAGGTCTTGACCTTCGTACTCACTTCGCCCGCCTTGAAGTCCGCAACATCAAGGTAGCGCGTCACATCCTTTGCGTTATTGAGGATGGTGCGTACGGGCGTCGGCATAATGATGACGAGCGGCTCGCCTTCGCCGACGACGTCCTGGATCTTCGCAATCTCCTCATCGAGTTTACCGAGAATGTTGTCTTTGCTCGGCGTAAATGCCGCCGACTCATGCGATGCGCCCTTTGCAAGAGCCGCAATGCGCGAGTAACGATATGCATCGATCTCCGGTGCAACCTTCACGCGCTGGAACTCACCCATAACGGTGCCGGCCGTCGCGACGAAGTTGCTCTCATCCACATCCATCGAATCAAGCTGGAACGTACGACCGCGATCCTGTGTGAGCGTGTAATCCTTGTAGGCGAGCGTCACGGCTCCCTGATTGAATCCGTCGTCACGGTCATACTTTGCAAGCCCCGATGTGGAGATCATCGGCATGCGTACCGTGTCGCCGCCGTTATATTTCACATTCGAGGCGTTCGCCTCCATCCAGCCGGACGTGCCGGCTGTAAGCATCTGCTTATCGAGCTCCTGCTGGAAAATCTTTGCCATCTCAAGTGTATTGATTGCCATGTGTTATTACCTCTTTCTGTTTAGCCTCCAAGTGCAGCGGCAAACTGCTCCGCAACCGTACCGCCTGCACCGTTATCCTGCGACCTGCCGTCACCGCTGCCACGTTTCTGCATATCCTTAATCGCCCACGCTTTCCCGTCGAGCCATTCTGCAGCACAGTCCGCAATACTTCCCTTCGTACCGTCTGCCTTGGTATAGCAGTATGCACCATCCTCGGTGACCTTGATGTTTGGAACGACCAATTTTGCAAACTCCTGCGGGTCAACGGCATTCGCCTTTGTGAGAGCATCAACCGTCTGCGCCATGATGTCCGCCTGTACGCGCTTTTCCTCAGCGGTTTTGCGTGCTGTCTCGGCGGCCTCATACTTCTTGGCAAGATCTGCGATCTGCCCCTGCAGTTTCTGCATTTCGGTCTGTGCACCTGCGCCCTCCTCCCGAGCGGCGCCGAGCTGCGTCTCCAGCTCCTTGTGCTTCGATTCGAGTTCCCCGTGCTGCTTTTTGAGCCCGGTCAGCTCCTCTTCTACCCTGTTCTTGGCGATGCGTGCATCTGCCGCCTCCTTCCGGACGCCCGCCAGCTCGCTTTTGATGGTCTCCACCATCGCCGCGCCGTTTTCCGCAGCCTCCAGTGCCGCGTATACTTCTTTGAGTTCCATGTCGTCTGCCTCCTGTGCAATAGTCTTGCGGGTCTCAACCCCGCGCATAAAAATTGCCCTGCCGTCAAACACGGAGGGCATGAAAAAACCGCCTACATTGTCTGTAAGCGGTTTTAGCGAACGTTGATCTTCTCAATCTCTGATAAAAGAAGCTCTATACATTCCCCGGACTCATTTTTAATCGTGACCGATTCCTCGGCGAGCGTGTCGCAGTTTGGAATAAACTCCTCATCAACACAGATGCCTTGATATATCTTGCCATCAGTGTCAACGACCTGCAAGACCTGCCCGCCCAAAGCCCCATACTCCTTATGCAGTCCGGTCATAGTCAAACTCATATCTCTCCCCTCCTCGGAACACAATGTATCCCCTTATTGCCAACGTGTACGGTCGATTGCTCGGTCAGCAACTCGGTGCCACCGACAAGGACGTGACCTATCAGCCCTTTGTGCTCGATTAGTACCTTTTTATTCCAATCTCCCTGCCTTGTTTTGCCAAGAGCCCCCTGATGCATGGCCTCAACAATTTGCGGCAAAGGGATAAGCTCCTCGTAATAGCTCCGCCCCTCCTGGTACAGCTTACTTGACTTGGTATGCAGCTCTTGCCGTGTTGTAAACTCTTTCGTACAAAACGGAGAGCGAATAAAGTCCCATACTCGCTGTTCATGGGCTTCCGCTGTTTCTCCTGGCAAGCGCCGCGCAAAGTCCTCTATGTTTATTTTACCATCGTGCAGGAAGGATTTCAAGGATTCTGGGATATTTTCAAGCCGCCCTTTCAGCTTTGCGCCGCTGTACCCCCGCGCCTTTGCTGTCCAGCTGTCACCTGCCCGCACGGCCTTCTCCCCATATATGCCAAGGAGCATCTGCCGATGATGCAGGCTGACGCTGTCAAGATACTCCCTGCCGCCCTCTTCGATGCGGTCAATCGGCGTTTCGTTGTCGATCATCCCGCGGATAACAGGCTTTAGGAAACACATACAATGCGGATGCGCGGGCAAACGCGGCACTTTGTCCTTCGGAAATATCCCCGGCCCCATGCCGTAGAGATTCGCCTTTGCATACAGATCGCAGATGTCATAACGCGGATGCCGTCCCGATAGCTTCCACTGGTAGGCGACGCAGTCATCGTTATTGTCCCACTTGAGTAAAAACCCGTCTTGGTACGCCCGCGCCATCTCCGTCCGTGCGATGCGATCCGCAAAGTAGCGCGTCCGCTCCTGCGTGGCAGCATATATCGCTTTATTCAGCGCCTTTTCGTTTTGATCTTCGAGCGCATCGACGAGTTGCGAATATGCTGCACGCATACCAGCGGTTGTCCCCTTTGCAACCTGTCGACGGATGGGTTTTAGCATAGCCAGCATCTCGCCGCGCGGGATATTCATACGCCGCGCAATCTGCGTCATCTCCCGCAGGAATTTCGGCAGGGACTGTGCCGGGATGATGCCCCCCCGGCTCGCTGTCCA